TTGAAGAAGAGACAAAGCTGTCTGGTTTCTCTGCTGCACCTGTCAAGAATGAAGGCTCTGCCATTCAGTATGACAATGCACAAGAAGCATGGACTGCACGTTACACCCACGAAACCATCGCGATGGGCTTCTCCATCACTGAGGAAGCCGTGGAAGATAACTTGTATGACAGCTTGTCTTCACGTTACACCAAGGCTCTGGCCCGTGGTATGGCTTACACAAAGCAAGTTAAGGCCGCTTTCGTCCTGAACAACGCTTTCAGTGGTGGCCCCACATACGGCGACGGTTAAGTGTTGTGCTCTACAGCACACCCCTTGGTTTCCGGTGGCACTAACAGCAACACTCCTTCTACCCCTGCCGACCTGAACGAGACTTCTCTTGAGAATGCCGTTATTCAGATCGCTGCTTGGACAGACGAGCGTGGTTTGCTGATCGCCGCTAAGCCTAAGAAGTTGGTTGTTCCTCCTTCATTGATGTTCGTTGCTACCCGCTTGCTCGAAACCGAGTTGCGCGTTGGTACTAACGACAATGACATCAACGCATTGAAGAACAACGGTTCTATTCCTGATGGCTACTGCGTTAACCACTTCTTGACAGACACCAATGCTTGGTTCCTGTTGACAGATGTGCCTAACGGCTTGAAGCACTTCGTGCGTACCCCCATGTCTACTGGCATGGATGGTGATTTCGACACAGGTAACGTTCGTTACAAAGCCCGCGAGCGTTACAGCTTCGGCGTGTCTGATCCACTGGGTATCTTCGGTTCACCCGGAGCTTAATATTTCTTAGGAAATATTTGAAGAGGGGCCTTGTGCCCCTTTTTCTTTTGTTGTATATTGCAAATACCCCGGGGTTCCCGGTGCATCAAACTGACCCGGCAGACGACATACCGATTGATGCGCTGATCTTGTATGTAAGGACAATTTATCATGGCATTATCAACCACCCAAAGTATCTGGCGTTCTGGTGGCGGCGATCAAACACGTACCGCTTACTGTGGCTCCGGCTTAATGGCCGCCCAGTTCTATATTTCCGGCGCATCAGCTGCTGGTACATCCGCTAAAATTTCTTCAGCCACTAATGCTCCCGCAGTCGTTTTGCCTGCTGGTGCTATCGTTGTTGAGATCCAAGCAGTTTGCGCTGCCACTGGCGGTTCAACTCCCACCTTTGATATGGGCTTCACTTTGTTCGGTACTTCTACCGCTACAAACACCGGCTTGATCTCTGCTGCTGTTGCTACCACTGGCAAGCTGGTGATTAACCAAGCTTCTGCTACTGCTGGCGCTAACATGGGCACAACAATGTCTACAACCAAGTTGGTAACTATCACCGGCGGCGGTACTTCTGGCGATGCTCCTACAGGCGGCACTATCACCGGTACGATTCTGTACTTTGTTGCTGATCCATTGCTCGGCCAGCAAAACGATTAATTGATCTAGGGGGCTTCGGCCCCCGTTTTAAAGGAGATTAATTATGGGTATGCAAACTGACGTTAAGCAAGCGCATTTAAACCAAAGCGGTTTTTTTGTACTTGGGCGAAATCGCGTAAAAGGCGTTTCTTTTTATGGTGGTAGCGGAACCTTGGTTTTGTTTGATTCAACCACAGCCCCAGTCACTTCAAGCGTATCTTACGCTCGTACCGGCACATTAGTTACTGTGACTAAAACTGCTCACGGCTTGTCTACAGGCGCTGTTGTTGGTATTCACTTTGATGCTGGTTCAGGCGGAGCTGCCACAGATGGTAACTACACAATTACTAGGACAGGCGCTGATACGTTTACGCTTACGGACATCAATACTGGAAATATTACAGGTACTCCAGCGGCGATCTATGTCAGCGGTGCAAATCGTTGGTTACTCACTTACGAAACGCACTCATCAGACGAGTTCCAAAATGCTCCACTTATTCCCGGTGAAGGTGTGTTGGCAGTAAATGGAATTTATGCCTACATGAGCGCAATTGACGCAGCGCAGATTTACTATGGCTGAAGCAAAACAAGCAGTTCTGGCTGGGCGTAAGCTATTCATAGCTATTCCAGCGTATGACGGCAAGATCAATATCAAACTCGCGTACAACATTGCGGCGTTAATGCCCAAGGCTATGCAGTTTGGTGTTGCCGTTAATATGGGCGATGTATCTGGGTGCTCAATCATCACTATGGCTAGAAACCAATTGGTGCATGAGTTCCTCAAGTCCGACGCTACAGAGCTGCTGTTTATTGATTCTGATGTGATTGCTACGGCAGATGACATCTTGCGCTTGATGGCTCAGAGTGGGGGCAAAGACATTACCGCTGGTATGTACCCACGAAGATCTAAAGATCGTAACTTTTTTGCCGATCTGTACTTTGATGAGAATGAAGACTTAGAGTTTGATGGTTCATTGATGCGTTTAAAGCGCGTCGGTACAGGCTTTATGTTGATTCAACGCCATGTCTTAGAGACAATGGTTGTTGCACACCCAGAGTGGTTCTACGACTTCAAGGGTGAGCAGGTGTGCAGTGTGTTTGATTTTGAAATCAAAGATGGTCATTACCTTGGTGAAGACTATCTGTTCTGCGACCGAGCTGCGGAGCATGGGTTTAAGATTTATGCAGATGTAGACATCAGTCTTCCGCACGTCGGCACAGATACTTTTGAAAATAACTTCAGAGAAGAGGTTGTAATGCCTTTACTTGAAGCTATCCGTAAGACCAAACTGAAAGTAGCAAATGGCTAAGACACCAGCATGGCAGAGAAAAGAAGGCAAGAATCCGAAGGGTGGTTTGAATGCGAAGGGTCGCGCCTCCGCGAAAAAGCAAGGCATGAATTTGAAACCGCCCCAGCCCGAAGGCGGCTCCCGCAAAGACTCTTTCTGTGCGAGGATGGAAGGGATGAAAAAGAAATTGACATCCGCCAAAACCGCCAAAGACCCAGACTCACGCATAAACAAATCTCTTAGAGCTTGGAAATGCTAGATCTAAACACCGCTTGGTCTGCAATCCTATCGTTAGTGATTGGATTGCTGGGCTACATGATGAACGAAAAGTTTAGGGAGCTGGCTCGTGTCACGATCCTGTTGAACAAAACTCGTGAGGAGGTTGCCCGTGATAACGTTACTCAAGCAGAAGTTGACCGCATTACAAACCACATTGACCAACGCTTTAACAAACTTGAAGCAAAAATTGACCAGCTTATTCAAAAAGGATAACTAATCATGTCAAATGGAACACCTACACCACCACCACCGCCACCGCCACCTAGAGGCGACGGCACTCCAAATTTTGGGGAGCCATCATCTTTAGGCAGAAACCTTCGTGAAGCTTTAAGCGTCCCCCTTGGCGGCGGTACGCTAGAGCCAGCTAAAGTTGGAAAAGGCTACGGAGTCAGGTGGTCTAAGAAGTTTGATAATGGCGGTAAAGTTAGCTCTGCTTCTAAACGCGCCGATGGTATAGCTCAACGTGGTAAGACTAAAGGTAGAGTGCTGTAATGCCAAGTACAAGCAAGAAGCAACACAATTTCATGGCGGCGGTGGCTAACAACCCAGCGTTTGCTAAGAAAGCAGGCGTCCCACAGTCTGTGGGTAAAGAGTTTAACGAGGCCGACAAAGGCCGTAAATTTTCTAAAGGTGGCGATATGAAACATGCAGATGTAAAGATGGACAAGAAGATGATGCAGAAGGCCGTGAACAAACACGAAGGTCGTTTGCACAAGGGTCAACCTATGACCAAGTTGGCTTCTGGCGGCATGGCTCCATCTAAGATGGGCGCTGTAAAGACTGGTAAGACACCTGATGGCGTTGTCTCTAAGGGTAAAACCAAAGGCACAATGATTAAAATGGCTAAAGGCGGCAGATACTGCTAAGGAGTTACTATGAAACGTAGTGTCAACGATTACGATAAAACCTCGGGTGGCGGTTATCAAATTCCACGCACTCAGACTAAAAATCGAGATCAAGAAGCGTTGGATTACCTGGGGGGCGGCTTAGGGCTTGCAGGTGCTGCTGCAACCGCAGCTATGGCTATGAGTCCTAAAAGGACAAATGAAGATCGTCGTGAAGCTGCTGAAGCTGTTAAACGCGAAGCCAAAGCTGAAATGAAGCGTGAGACTCGCGGTGTTCAAAAGCCATCTAACTTTGACGCTATTGAAGAAGCTAAGCAAGACGCTAAAGATGCGGCTGCTAGGAAAAAAATTAGTGACATGGGCTACGCTAGCGGCGGCAAAGTTTCTTCCGCATCTAAACGTGCTGACGGTATTGCAACCAAAGGCAAGACCAAAGGCACAATG